ATCGCCAAAGCTAGTCTGCGGGTGGTTGGTGTGTGGATAGGATGGAAACTCTAAGATCGTGTCACCGTTTATTTTTGCGTACTGCATGATTGGTTAGCTCCGAGTAAAGATGTGTACTTTATTTGATCCAGAACCGCTGCCAGTTGAGTAAACATTAGTGCCGTCTGCTGCAATACAAATACCAAAAGGTTCATCTCCAGCAGCAATGGTACTAGTTCCAGAGAGTGCACCTGTTCCAGTGTTTCTTGTATAAATACCAACAGTTGCATTGCCTAGGTTGGCGGTGTAAACGCTTACACCATCTGCTGCAATGCAGATGCCATAAGGATACAATGCAGCAATGGTGCTAGTTCCAGAGAGTGCCCCTGTCGATGTGTTGCGATCAAAGATGGAAACAGTGCCACCCGAATAATTAGCCGTGTAAACGCTCGCTCCATTTGCGGAAATGCAAATAGACCTAGGGACACTTCCTGTAGCAATGGTGCTTGTTCCAGAGAGTGCCCCTGTGCTTACATTTCTACTAAAGATTGAGACTGTGTTGCTATTGAAATTTGTTGCGTAAACGCTCGATCCATCTGCGGAAATACAGATTCCATAAGGTGAAGATCCAGCAATAGTGCTAGTCCCACTCAATGCACCAGTGGTGGTGTTGCGGTCAAAGATTTGAATATTCCCAGACCTAGCTGCGTAGACTGACTTCCCATCCGCAGAAATGCAAACGCCTCTTGGTGTTGTACCAGCAGCAATTGTAGTACTTCCACTCAACGCACCAGTAAACACTCGGCCCCTACTCACACCCATAACTTTTCTATTAATTGGCATTAGTGATTTTGGCCTCCAACCATTGCATACCAAGTCGTGCCACCATCCCAAGTGGTCAGCACAAAGATGTCAACTTTTGCGTTAGTGCTAGTCAGCGTGGGGGCAGTTCCACCACTCCACTTAATTGCAGCACCCCAAGTCACAGCCCTAGCCGTTCCATCCATCGTGAATGCCAGTGTTATTCCGTATGCGTTTCCGGTGGTCGGGATATTTGAAATGTTCAGTGTCGTGATGGCTGCATTCAGCGAGACATGAAACACATTCCCAAGGGCACAATTTAGCGTGAGCGTTCCGCTGGATATCGTTGGTGCGGTTTTCGTTTCGATGAGGCTGGTGATCGTTGCGCTTGTGAGCGTTGGCGAGGTTGCGAAAACATTTGCACCGCTTCCAGTTTCATCCGTGAGGCATGAGGCAAGATTTGCGCTCGATGGTGTAGCCAAGAAAGTTGCAACGCTAGTTCCAAGACCAGAAACTCCTGTCGATATTGGCAAGCCGGTGCAACTGGTGAGCGTACCGCTGGAAGGTGTACCGAGAACAGGAGTCACCAAAGTTGGTGAGGTTAGCGAAAGTGTGTCACCGCTTTGCAGTTCTTGCACTGTGGTCGTGTTCAGTACTAATGGATATCTTGCTGCCATGTTTTCTCCTAGGTGACGGTTACATTAACGGTGGTAACGCCACCAAATAAAAGCACAGGCAACGAGCCATTTGAAATACTGACATTGGTCACGGCTCCGCTGTAGAGCGTGACAGGTAAAGCTGTGACTGTGGATGCCCCAATCTGAATGATGCTGGGAGTTCCGTTATCCTTGCGTGTGTAGAGCTTGCCATCGTAGGTATTAACCCCAAGCTCACCCAGTGCGAGATCACTTGTGGTTGGCACCTTTGCAGCTACTGCGCTTTGTTTAATCTTAATTAGATTAGCCATGTTAGAAAGTCCCGCCATCGATAATGATGCCACTGCCTAGACTGGTTGCTGATAAGACTACAGTTCCGTTGATGTAGTAGGATTTCGCTGCTGCGATGTTGATATGCTCGCTCGATGTCCAGGCATCGGTGGCATCTACCCAGTTCCATGTGTGATCAGTTAAACCCTTCAAGGTTAGACCGCCACCATCTGCACCCGCATCGGTAGTGGATGCGCTAGCAAGAACAATGTTCTTATCACCCACTGCAAGGGTGGTACTAGAGATCGTGGTGGTCGTGCCGTTGACGGTTAGGTCACCACTGAGAACCAAGCTAGTGCCAGTCGCCACTCCAATGTCAGGAGTGATAAGCGTAGGACTCGTATCAACTACGAACTTTGATCCGGTTCCGGTCTGGCTAGCAATTACAGTAGCATTGCCACTGCTTGTGATCACTCCGGTAAGGTTAGCGTTCGTGGTCACTGTTGCAGCGTTGCCAGTTGTGGACTGGTTCAGGGTGGGAAAGGTGCAATTGGTGAGCGTTCCCGAGGAAGGCGTGCCGAGTGCTGGTGTTACCAGCGTAGGCGAAGTGTTCATCACGAAGGTGGTGCCTGTGCCAGTTTGCGAAGCGATCGAGGTCGCGTTCCCTACTGATGTTATCGGGCCAGTCATGTTGGCATTTGTGGTGGTTGTTACTGCGAAGTCAGGGCCACCGATTGCGATTACGGATGTTGCCACCCCAAATGAGTCATCACCTAGACCGTAGTACAGAATCCTCCCGCCTGAGTTCTCGTTGAAGGCCAGCTCCGCTGAACCCAAAGTTGTAGGTGCGCCAGTTGAGCCACCTATTCTGCGTTTGATTCGGATCGTGTTCGCCATGATAAAAAGTCCTTAGTTAAAAGTTACCTTCAGAAATTACCACCATCTAGTTTGTTGGTGTTGACCCACTGCGTGGAAGCCGATGAGTATTTTAAAAGGTCACCATCTGCCACCCCAGTAATGGTGGTGTCGGTAAGGCCATCGAGGGTCGAAGAACCAGCGGCACCCGCTGGCCCTGTCAGGCCACGGCCATCGTAGACGGTCACCAGCGTCTCGCCTTGCGAAACTGTGACGATGCCAGATTCTGTGACCACTACGATATCAGGCACGGGTCACCTCCGCTTTCACGGTGAAGGTGCCTTCGATGAGTCTGATCACCGTTGAGCCGGTGTAGAGTTCTAAATCGTAGAAGTATTTACCAGGCGTAATCGCTTCCATCGTGGCAGCGTCAACCAATAAATCCACAGTTCCAGCGGCACCGCCTAGCGTGATTCGGGTGTTTTCGGTGGTGAGCTCCAGCGTTACGGTTGCGCTTGCTGCGGTTGGCCGTACCTGCATCGCTGCGGTGTAGCCTGTCAGATCGGTCTCGACCTCGTCAGCGTCGGTGTACAATATGGTACGGGCGAGGGTTGCCCCTTGTTCTGCCGCAAAGTTGTAGATTCCTGCTGGCATAATGACCTCCGAAAAAAAGAATATTACCGAGGTTAATCTGGCTTGTGTGGCGATGCAAATCGCTCGCACTTTTAGGGTATTGCTGTAGGTTCCATCGTGTAGTTTGCGAATCCGTAAGAGTACTGAACGCCTGCGGTGTTAGGCGTTCCAGCCATCTTGAAAAGATCAATCGCCACGGTGCCGGATTGCACTACGGCTGGAGGCCATGTAAAGAATGGGCTTCCATCGATTGGATTTCCACCGTTAAACGCAAAAGGGTTAGGAATTGGAAACTGCATATAACGAGTTACACCAGGCAAATAAGTATTTGTAAACCAGTCGTAACTTGCGTAACCCCAACCGCCTCTAAGTTCTGACGAAAGGTAGAAATAAGTTAGCTTTAAACCATTGGAAACCACATACAATCCGGTGATGCCGTTGTAATGCCAGTGATTATCCTTCCCTAAGGATACCCCAGCTTTGATGGCATCTCCAAACAGTAGAGATTGAGTCCATGAAGGATGCAATTCAAAGTGAATAACCATGGTTGGATCCTTTAGCTTGGTGGTGGGGTGGGTGAATAACCAGGGTTTTCTAAATAGTAGTTGGCAAAGCCTTTGCACTTGCTGACCACATAACCGCTTGAGGTTAGAAGTGGTATGCCTTCCATGCGAAAAAGAGAAACCTCTTGCAAATAAAGGTTGGTGTAGCCGTAAAAATCTGGATGCCTTATAACTTCTGTTGGTTCGTTATGCGGTGCCCAGTCTACTGGTGTTGTGTATCCACTAAAGTTAAAGTCTGTTGATGGCAAGTATTTGCTAGAGCTTCCTAGATATGATGAAAACATTTCATAGTCTGCATATTTCCACCCTCTCGCACCTGAGCCAACTAACTTAAGTCTGACATAGTTCTTAACATTCACAGCAGTGGTAAACTCGCCTTCATAATTGTTGTACCCTGCAACTTTAGTTAATGTGATTGAGTTTGGAAGTTCAGATGTGTAATCGTTGGTAGTCCAGCCTCTAGTTGGATAGGGTGCATTGGAGGCAATCACATCAGGCAAGGTATGCAGGTAGGTTGCTGGCTTTTTCGTTAATGTCAGTGTAGATGGTAACACCATGCTGGTTAATGGTGCGCCAAAACTAATTACTGGATTTGATACAGAATCAACAAGTTGCAAGCTTTCATCAAAGTAAGATGTAAATACAAGTGTGAATGAAACACTAGGAATTGTTCCCCCAAACTGGATGTAAAAGTAAATATTCCTACTCCTCAACCAAACAGATATAGTTAATCCAAACACTGTATTGGAGATAACAAAGTTGTAGGTAACATAGAAATCTGCAGTTGTAATTACCTGATTAAACTGACAGGAAGGGCTTTTGCTATTGTCATAATTATCTGCGGTTGTCAAATATAAGGTAACTGGAGCATTCATTAAAGCAATAGCTGCAATCACTTCTGATTCTCTCCAACCTCTAAATCCTGCGTTGGAACTATAAAGTGCGCCAGAACTTCTAACTAAAGATGGAGTTATTGTTACTGATGATGGCACCTTGTCAGGAAAAAAGTTTTCGTTATCGGGATAGTCAAAGCTAGGGAATTGTTGATTAAAATATGGCTCATCGCAGCACTCAGGAACCTTTGCTTGTAAGTTGTAATAGCCACCTGATTCCCTAAAAACTATGGTTCCAGTGCCTCCAGTAGTAAATATCACTGGAATTTTTGCCAAGGCATTAGCATAAGAATTTGCAAGACCGAAACCACCACCAACACCAGAAACAAAAAACAAAAAGTATAAAGCGGTAGGACTATATCCCCCAGGTAATATACCACCAGTGGTCGTTAAAGTTCCGCATCGAACATTTCCATTGGGTAGAGGAGCAGGTATTAAACCAGATTGCCAAATTCCAGTACCAGAGTTATAGTTTGTAAAGTCATAACCATAAATGGGTGTACTATTAACAATCATGAGATTAGCCCATGGGATCTAATGCGAGCTAGCAATAAATTCAATTGCGTTCTTAAATCATCAATAGCCGTTTGTGTTGTCGATGCTGCGGTTGCTAAATCCACATTAGAAATGGTATGCGCTGCCACATCCGTCACCGCTGCAAGTGGTGTTGCAAACTCAACCGCTGTGGCACCTGCATTAACCTTTAATAACTTCCCCCCTGCACTGGTGTAAGATGAAGGGAAATCGGTTGCGCCTTTTAGGGTAAGGGATCGCCACCCCTTGACCCCTGAGTTAGTCGTTGCGTAATATTTGTCATTACCAGGCGTTGTAGTGTCGTTCACTAATTGCAGGGTGGTAAACACACTAGAGTTATTCGGATTACCTCCACCCACAAGACTATTGGTGGTGGTCACATTAGGAGTTGCAAAATCTAAAGCGTTAGCATTTCCGCTATTACCTAGATTACAAATGACTGATTTATAACTAGCACCTGAATAAGTGTTCGGTGTATCTGTCAACCCTAGAAAGTCTGCTGCCGTTGGTGCGCCTGAAAAGTTCGGACCAAACTCTAAAGCGTTTGCTGCTTCATTCACCATCACAATTCTAGAAGCATTCCCTACAAAGCTTTTAGGCACCACATCCACCAAACCTAAAAAGTTCTTGAACACTGCGCCATCATAGTCGGAGGTGGTTAAGCTCGCAGTGGTCACTCCTATGCCAGACCCATCGGTATGACAAACAACCCCCGTGACCACTTCGAAAGTGGAGCCTGCACCACCTGCGTTCGTCTTCACCACAAACACCGGCAAGCCTGCCGAGGTGTAGCCCGAGAATTGCCCCATGTAGTGACTACCAACTGTGAGCGCTGCCCCGTTTAACTCTTTGATCTTAACCTCGTTTATGTCATTCATGGTGTTGGCGCTGGCGTGGTAGTCCACCCTCTGACCGGTATTGAGTGGCGAGCCCAGCGCCGTCACCTTCACCACGCTCATCGTGGAACCACCCAGCATGGGCCCGATGCGTGTGGGTTCGGTCGTGTCGCCCTCGACCGCTTTCACGACGCGGGCGATGCGTCTTGCTGAGTCTTCAGTGAAGCCATAGGCGCTGCTCATTAAAGTATTTTCCTGTAGATGGGGGTCAGATAGGAGTAATCAATGTCGTCGTAAATACGGAAGCGAAGGAAGCCTTCGTTCGCCTCAGTAGGGAAGACCCCGTGATCAAATGGGATGCCGGTGGTGCCTATGATGACTACCCCATTCGGGAGAACATTACCCGCAACATCTCGAGCCGTGATCAGCTTGGTGCCGTTCCATTCGGTGTAGCTATGATTCAAGACTAACGCATCCCAGCTTTCTTTATCTAGCAGGTATTCAAGCGAGATGCGCCAGTACTTGACGCCGTTCTCATAGACCCTCTTTGCGGTGACTTTATCGAGGAGCATACTGCGGGCAGGGAACCCCGAGAACGCATCCGCATTGACGCACTTGACCCGTGCCATCCATGTGAGAGCGACGAAGGTGGCACTGTTAAATTCTAGCTTCATAGTGAGTAACGGCTTGTGAGACATCACCGGAGGGTCAAAGCGTTCGCCGTTGCCATTCACCATCGGCTTGCGGGGGGTGCTAAAATCTTTGTCGAGAACCCATTCCTTATCGACCGTACTAAAATCAATGTCCGTAGGCCTCGTCAGCGGGTTCTCGTTCGCCTCGCTGGCCTTCTCTTCAGGGCTCGCTCCCTTGTTCTGGCTCGCTACCTCGGGCGTCTGCGCTGCGCTCGGCGTGGAGCTCGGTGCCACGGTGTCGATATTGGAATTGTAACTGCAAGTGATTTTCCAGAAATGCGGGTCATCCATCTGCGAGGCAGTCCTACCGACACAGAAGGCTTTATCATATTTTGGATGCACTGAGAACATGGCGGGCAGGTTCTCACCGAAGAGGTTGGGCACATCGTCGGCCACATCGTTCGTCTGCACAATGAACGAGCGCACCAGCGAGACCTGGCGTTTGCTGTCATCACTGCCGGTTCGGCCTTCAAAAGTTTCGTAGGTGTTCACGACTGCCATAGTGTCTCCTTTACACTTGAACGATGTTCATTGCATTGTTGTTTGCTGTCGCTGCTGCGATCGCTGCCAAGTAGTTATTTCTTGCGGTGTCTTTTTCTTCTGCCCGTTGTTGTAGCCTTAACAATCGATCCGCTGCGCTCTCGCCTCCCTTTGCGTTTTGGATCTTGAGCACTTGCGAGAATGCGCCTGCCGTGCCCTTGATGAGTGCGGCAGGGTTTTTCAATTCTTCCATCGCTCCCACGCTGCGTTCTAGTTCGTCAGCAAGTTGCGCTGCACCCGCTGCAAAAAGATCAGGCCGATCCGCAAGGGTCATCTGTAACTCTTCCATTTTTCTGCGGTAGGTTTCGAGCGGGCTTTCAATGTTGGAAAGCTCCCTGATCCATGCAGGCATTTGATCACCACCCATGAATGCGTTAAGGCCTGAGACATCGAGGGCGTCGATCTTCTCGAAGATTAGCGCAATAGCGTTTGAGTATTCCGTGTTCGTGATGATGCCAGCTTTAAGCTTGGCGTCCAGCGATGCCATCGCACCTTCGGAAAGCTTTGTCATTTGGGCTGCAAACTCTTCGGCAGTAAGGTTTCCAAGTTCCATTTCGCGCCGAAGGATAGCGATTGTCGAGCCTACGCCACCTTGCAAGGTGTTCAAGAAAGTGGTGTGCCCTACATTAGCGGCGGTTAGCGATGAGAAGAATGAGTCGATCTGCGTGTCAACGCCAGCGAGTGAAAACCTTCGGAACGGGTTGGCCTTATCTGCGAAGCCCTTCGACCTTTCAACGATCGTGTTCTCTAGTTCCATTAAGAACTGATTACCGGCTTCGCCACCGCTTCCCCCGATGCGTCTCGTTATTTCATCAAAGGAGGCATTCATTTTTGTTTTGATCGCTTCTGCATCGATCTGAGGGCCACCACCACTTACCTTGCTATTAGCGTAAAGGCCACCCGCAACACCACCAATGATCGCAGCGGGAAGAGCAGTAACGCCACCAAACGAACCAGCGAGCGTTCCAACCTTGGCGCCTGCTACCACACCTGCAAAGATGGCTGCAAACTTCTTGAGCCCGCCCACGGCAGCTACGATCTCATTGATGACTGTGATTGCCCCACTCATCACCGACTGCATTGCTACCATTACGCCCTGTGCAAAGGAAACAACCACAGCCCTAATGTTGTCGATACTCCCCACCGCCACATCGGCCCCGCCCATCGTGGTGAAGAAACTCACCAAACCCTTGAACGCATCGAATAACACATCTCGAACCACGGCGAGCACCATACCGATATTTTTGATCGCTGGGGTTAGGGAATCAAAGTTCGCTCTGAGACTTTGCATAAACCCAATGAGGCTTTTTGAAAAACCTTTGAGATCCAAAGCGTCTACAATGTCGGCACCGAACTCAGTAAAGAACCCTTGCACCTCTCCTGAAAGTCGAGCATAAATTCCTTTAAGTGTTCCAGCCTGTTCTTCTGCCTGCTTGATCACATCTGCATTGTTACTCATCCCAGCAAGTGCGTTGAGTGCGCTCCCAGTTCCGACTTTGTTTTCAGCAAGCAAACGCATGGCATCATTAGCGCTGATCGCTGTGTTGTTTACCAGATTTAATCGATCAGCCAAAGCTTGGTAAACAGGCAGGCCCATCGCTGCGAGCGCTGCGAAATCATCCTTGGAAGCTTGACCCGTGCGGGTCATGTTCTGAGCGACTTCCCCTAATTTGTTAAAGACATCCGTGGCACCCGAACCAGCAACCAAACTAGTGCGCCCGAAGCTTTCAATCATCGTGGCAGCATCTTTACCCGAGACCCCGAGGCCGAGGAACCCGGTAGCTAGCTTGCCGACTGCATCTTGAGCGATGCGCCCCTGATCAGCGATCTCGCCCATCACGCCACCAAGACGCTCGGCATTGGCTTCGCCAGCGAGCCCTTTGATTCGGGTCAGGATCTCTTCGGTGTTGGCAAAAGCCATCACCGCTCGGTCGTAGATTTTGTACACACCATAAGAGGCGAGAGCGCCCCCGATCGCGGTGACCGGGTTCATGATGAGGTTGGTTACGCTTTTAAAAATAGATGAGGCAGCGGACTTGATTTTGGTTTCGACATGGGTGAGGAACGATGCGAGCTTGCTCTTCGCTTGCGATTCCTTGGCGGCATCGCCACCACCCACTGGAGCTTGCCCGCCTTGCGTGAGAAGTTTCAAAGCATCCTTGCCTGAGATCGCACCCGAGGCGATCCGCTTCATGACTTCTGCGGTTGTTACTGCTTTACCTTCAACCTTGGAAAGTTCCTTGGCCATCGCATCGAACGCTTTCACGCCCATGCTTTCCAGCGCTTGTATATCTTTGAGTAAGACCTTATCCGACTCGCCGATCTTTCCGAGGATGCCAGCGAAAGCCTTGCTCGCTTCGCCTGCGTTCTTGGCAAACTTACCTATACCTTTACCGAACTTGTCCAGGGTGCTGGTAATCGTGTCCGCATCGAGGCCGAGCTTCTTGAGCGAGACCGCAAAGGCGAGAGCATCATCTGCTCCGAGCTTTGAAGTCTTGGCGAACTTGTGCAAGGCGTCGCCCATGACCCCGGCGACATCATCATCGAAATGCTTGGAGGCCTCTGAGGTCACTGCCTCAAGACTTCCCATGTCCTCTTTGACTTTGTCGAGATTGGTGATGAAGTCGGTGATCGACAGGCCCATCGAAACATTCAATGATCCGATAGTTTTTGCCATCATCGACTCCTAGGTTTTCTTAGTGCCCATCGCTGTCGCCCACGCCTTGAGCCCTGCGAAGTTGTCAACCTTCTTGTTTTCACCGTACCAGTCCGGGATAAAATCCTTTACCTCGAGCACCTTCGACTCTGCACCCCGCCACACATTCGCTGTTGTGCTGCACACCTGCGCTGCATGAATGTCGGCACGGTCTGCGTCAAGTGGCTCGATCGTTGAGAAAGCCATCCACTCGGTCAACTCCTGGGCGTCCATGCCATCTAGGAGTTCACCGACGGTCTTCTTCAAGTGCCCAGCAAGACGGAATAGAAACCGCCTCCCCGGACGCTCGATTAGTTTTTTCTTGCTTCCTCGACTGCACCGCCACTCATGCCGTTATGACGGGCACACGCATCGAAGAGGATGCCAACAAGAGGCGCAGGCATCTCGCCCACAGCTTCGACCTCGGCATCGGTAAAGATTCGCTTGCCTTGATCATCAGCGATAGACCTCACCACCAGCTTGGCTCGAATGTTCGTCAGGTTACCTGACTTTGAGCCCGCACTGATTTCGCTTTCAAGTTGATCACGCTCACGGGAGCTAATCACTCGGAGGAACACTTTGCCACCGAGCTCGGGGATCTCGATCTCCCCGAGCTTGTATGCACTGCCTGCACTTAATAACTTTTGCTTATCTAAAATGAGAAACTCCTTAATCTAATGCGTAGGTTATTTTGCCTACTGGTTTAACGCCCACGGTTGCTTTCACCGTGTTGTCGCCCGTTGCAACGCCATCGACTTGAAACTTCGTCACGATGCCATCGAAAGAAATAGTCGAGGTATCGGCGAGGGTTATCACGCAAGCTTTAGCTTCGCCGTAATCTTCGATGTAAGCGCTGATCGTGCCGAGTGCTGCGGAGCCAACGCCCACGATTGCGGTTGCTGACATTTCGCCACCATCGATCAGACCGCCAGCGTATTCCTTCGCATGGTCTGGGCTCAAAAGGTTGGTGATGTCCACGGTGCCACGGGTCGCACTGGGTGGTGTGATATCGGTCACGCCGGTGAGGGTGGTGCCGCCGATCGAGATTGCCGTGCCTTGGGTCAGTACTGCTGCCATAACTAAGACTCCCTATAGATGATGGAAAAATCCAAAGACGAATGATAAAACACGGTGTCCGAGCCTTCAAAAAACTCGGGCTGGTCTTGCTCATCACTCACGCTAACACCGAGAACGACCACCCCGGAAGAGGTGCCGCGAAAGTTGTCCATCACGATTCGCATTTGATTCATGATGGTTTCGACTTCCGATTGTGTTGTTGCGATTACATCGCACTGCATTCGCACTTCAGGCACCTTGGTGTTGCCGCTGTCGAGCGTGGCCGAGCGCACCGTGCTGATGCGGTGGTAGACGATATAAGGAAGAACGGGCTTTTGTGGTGCTCTGCCCGGATAGATGCGGGTGCCCACATAACCTGCCATCGTAGCATCGTCGATCAGTCGGGCTCGAAGGGCTTTGCTAGCACTCATGATGCGCCCCTTTCCACGCCATCGGCGAGAATGTCACCCATGACTTTAATAACGCGATCTTTTGTTTCATCATATGCAGGCCTCAAGAAAGGTTGTGGCCTTGCGCCTGGATGATTCGCACCCTGCGCTTTTCGCACAGCACCCTTGCGACCGAGTAGAGTTTCGTTGGTGAGGTCGCCACTTCCTATCGGATGCGCTGCGGTGCCGTACTCGACAAAGTGAGCGTACTGGGTAGCACTGTTGACCGCTTCGGTGCCGGATCTTGTTTGCTGTCTTTTCTGTGAGCGGTTCATGTGCAGCCTCTTGATCGTTGCTGCGTAACTTCTGCGGAGCGGGCCGATCACTGCGTAGCTGTACTGTGCGTTTTTCTGAAGTACGATTTTCTTTCTTAGTCCCAAAGAGTTTGCAAGGTGACCGCTCTTTCTTTTTGCTTTCTGTCGTGCAGCCTGAAGAATGATTTCGCCACCAGCTTCCAAAGCGTCGGCAAGGGCAACCCGCTTGATATACTTATCAATGTGTTCCATGTTTTTGAGGATGCCTTCTAATGCACCAGCTTCGATGAATATCTTGCTTCCTCGTTTGCCTGCCGTGGATGTTGATCGTGGTCTTCCCATTACGCACCCCTTTCAACCGCATCAATCTCGAGCTCCCATGAGCCCTCGTCAATGTTTCTAATGCTGACGATTTCAAGCGTGCGGTTTCCCATCGAGATGCGATCGCCGTGAAGGATGCCATCTTTAAAACGCACACGCACACGATGCGAGATCGAAGCCTGCCTCGCCATGCCCTGCTCTTGCTCCCTGCCTGAGAGCGGTCGAACACTCGCCCAGGTCGTGTAGTAGGTATTCCATGAGCGGGTCACCTGACCGTAATCATCAACGGTGGTTGATTCATCACGCTGAAAGCTTATTCTCTGTGTTAATTCGCCTGCTTTGAGCATTAGTTAACAATGCCTCGACTGAACATTTTGACGATGTTATCGACGGCGTAGGGCACTTCGTAGCCCTGCGCTTCTCCTACGGTCTCGCGCTGGTTGTACCAGTGCGCCACCAGCATCTTGATCGCTTGCTTTAATATCGCTGGGACTTCGTTAGCGTTGCCGCAACCTGCGACATAAGTCACCACGATCGAGTTGTAATCGTCTAAGTAATCAGGCCAATCCTCATCGTAGGCGGGCATAACACGGGCAGGGTTAGCCGTGATGTCAACCTGATAAAGTTCGTCATCCCAAGTTTGAAGGTTGCCATCGAGGTCGTAATATTGGATTGAGCTCACCGATTGCACTGGGCCCTCAAGGTAGAGGATGCCAGAGTCGGGGAAGTCATCGATCGAAAGCGCAAGAGTCTGCGTCACCATTT